TTTGTTCGCTTCGCCCATGATTTTTGTCTTGTCGGGGTTATCAATAAACCACCGCATCGCATTGAACCAATCCGTTGGCGTGTTCTTCACCAACCGCACCCCGGCATTCCCTGCATGGTTCAGGTACGGTTTCACCCCGGATGCGATCACGGGCAGAGAATAGGCAGCAGCTTCAATCAGTTTCAACTCTGATTTGCAGTTGTTCCAGTTGGTGTCTTCTAGCGGTGCAAGTGCAACATCAAACAAGCGGTAAAAGTTGCCGTATTCGTTAACACTTTGGGCGTGGCTAACCTTTATTTGTGGGCGTACCTTGTCGGCTGCCCCGTTAAATCGGTACAGAATGGACTGCCAAATGTGGTGCTGCTCATAACCGCAAAGGTAGAACTCCACCCGGTCGGGATATGCCGCGCAAATGTCCGCAATGCTGTCGCAAATGATTTGGATGTCATTGGCATGGGTCAGACCACCAACCCACCCGAACCGGATCTTATCGGATGCGGTCGGCTCTGATAGCCATTGCTCATCGGTCAGGTTTAAGGCGTTGGGAATGACAGCCACATTCGGGTTTAAAGGCCTGATTTTCGCTGCCAGTTCCGGGGTGGTGGTTGTAACCGCGTGGGCGTAGTTGATTGCATCCGTTATGGCTGCTTTGATTTGGTTTGACTTGAACCACCTATAAGCGTGGTGAAACCGGGGCAGCACCCAGTAATCATCAATGTCAATAATGTACGGGATATTGTGCTTTGCAAGGTGTACCAACACATCGTAATGCCGCGCCCCGATGTAGCGATTGAACAGAACAAGGTCATAACCCCGTAAATCAGGCAGCCCCTTTTCGTTTATGTCCGTGCAAATATCGACCTCAACTTTGTCGCTGTGGTTAATTTGCAGGTATTTCAGGGGCGAATAAAGGCGGTGATATTCCACACCACCCATGCCCTCCCAAAGTGCGAGTATTTTCATTCTAACCCCCTTATTGCTTTATATAACTGCATCATAGTTCTGTTTTGTAGGCATATTGCAATCAGGCTTAATTTATGCCACTTTTTGCGGTTGTACTTACGCCATTGCACTTTGCGTTGTCTTCTGATTGTCATTTGCCTAAATCTAAGGTTATTTCTACTTTGCCCTGCACAGTCTGGTTCACATCAGCCGTTTCCTTTGGCTTGCCATAAACGCGGTCAAACAGCACATCCAAAATGTGAATGCTGCCCTTGTCATAATCGCGTGCCGCTTTCTTTGCAATCAGGCTAATCCAAAACGGCAGTTCGTCGTTCTTTGCCAGTTCCATAAGTTCAGAACGGGTTTTGGACAGCACATTCTTTATGATGTCTTCCACCTGCGATTTGCTCAACTTGATATTCGCTTCGGCAAGGAAGTAATCGCGCAGGACTGTTTCTATTTTTTTGGGTCGCCCGTTGGGGTTTAGTGTCTGCCCCTTTTGCATTTTGTGGGGTAGTATATTTTCGGGGTTTGGCATCGCTGTTGTTTCGCTGTTTGTTTATTTGTTTTTTTTGATTATCTTTGTGGCATACAAGCGGTGATAGTGTAATTGGTAACACGCTAAACTTCCAGTTTAGAATTGGAGTTCGAGCCTACCTCACCGCTCAAATTAGCCCTGCGTTCTTGCAGGGTTATTTTTTGCCCCTTATACATTCCTGCTCCCATCTCATCTATTTTGCTGAATGATAAAATAGGAACGGTTATTTTGCAGGTTTTGTCTATTAGATAAATATATCGAAGTTGATTTCCATTAAGTTTTTTAGCTCCTATATACTCCATAATTCTTTTTGAACTTGTCGAACCGTTCCTTATTTCGTCAAACTTTTGTTTACTTATAAATGGTAATAACCAACTTGTATATCCGCTTTGCCTTAATGTACACGCTTGTACTACTTGCTTATTTGGTAGTTCCCAGTTTTCGGTTTTGTCATTTATTTGGGTAAGTTTAAATCCACTTGCCCTGTATATAGTGCCATCTCCACAAAGAACTCCATCGCTAAAACTTAATATCCATTTAATATGAGGTGCGTTTTTCTTTATCAACTTAAAACAAATTGATAAACATCTGCTTTCTGAATATTTAGGCAAATATTCGTCAAAAGCCATCCTATTCAGTTCAAGCATTTCATTCCATAATGTATTTTCAACCAATCCTATTACTTTGCTTTTATCTAATGGACTCCCAAAACTCAATACTCCATGTAATTTATTATCTAAAAATGCACCGAAATGAAGTTTTGAATTAGGAGCAACCTTGCCAGAGTAATGGTGCTGCTTTACAAATTCATTGGCAATCTTTGCCGGGATAACCTTAACGATTATTTCTTTTGCTCTGCCCATTGCATTATGATTAAATATAGCGCATTGCCATTGCTGTTTTCATTTCCAAAGGTTTCCGAGTATTTATACTCATTGGTTAGCTTTATATCCGAAATAGCCATTTTTATTTGCTCCGCTTGTTCGTCTGCCAATGTGAAGGTCATTTGCTGAAATGGTGCTTTATCCCCATCGGGCAAACTAAATTCAGTTCCCAACTCATCTGTATCAACTTTGAAACCGGGCAAGTCCAATCCCCACGCTTCTAACTGCTCCGCATCCCATTCGTTTGCAAGGGTGTTCCAATCCCACTCACCGAAGCCCACATTGTCCTTAATTAGGAACTGCGCCCGTTGTTCTTCTGTCCAATCGTCTGCCAATATCACGGGTACTTCTGCCGCCCCGATGTCATTGAGGGCTTTTAACCGCATATTGCCGCCCAGCACCATGAGTTTGCCGTCATCACGGGTAACGCAAACCAGCGGGCGTTTTTCAAGCATTTCCGGGAACTCAATTATTGACCGCTTTAATTTGGCGAACTTCTCATCACGGATAACACGGGGGTTCTTATCATTGTACCTTACTTCGTTTATTTTTACCCACTTCATTTTTTTTTATTATTACTTCGATGCTAAACTCCCCGTTGCTGTGTTCTTCGGGTTTGTCCTTATTTGTTGCCGTGTCGATTACCTGAATATCCCAAAATTCTTTGATGCCCGTTTGTAGCAGGATACCCTCAACGCTGAAAGTATGGGGCGGCTCACAAGAATATGGAAGATAGAAATATCGGTGGTCTAAATTCCAACGGCTTGGCAATGTCTTTTTGCGTTCGTACAAATCCCGGTGCGGAATGCTCATAATGATATGGCCGCCCGGTTTGCAGATGCGATGCCAGTTTTGTATTGCCGTCACCGGGTCATCCAAATGTTCAAGGACATGGGAAGCGTAAACATAATCAAAGGTATTGTCAGCGTATTTGTCCATTGTGGTTGCATCGCAATCGTCTTTGTCATGGTGGATGCAATCGCTCGTTGAAATCGTGTCTAAGCCATCGTGCGTGTCTATCCTGCCGCATCCGATGTCAATGCCCTGCCCTTTGATGTAGCGGTCATAAAATCCGGACTTCAATCTGCGCTGGTGTGCCTTGCGTGTTTCAGCCATATTTGTATTTCATTATTTGGATAAGGTTCATCACCGTAAACGCTCCATATCCATTTGCCCCGGTCGGGATTACATTATTTGCATACGGGCATACCTCAACTATCCGGGGGGTTTTCATAACCTCTGCGATTGCGTATGCCATAGATTGATTGCCGATGAATAACTCACAATTAGAAATGTACCCGGCAAGTTGCCAAAAATCTTTCACTTCGCTGTAAGAGATGCCGGGCAGTTTTGCGGATATAACTTTGAACTCCTGCGGCAATCCTACGAATGTGATTTTATCCTGATATGGGGCAAGGACTGAATAATCAAAAGTGGGGTTGTGATACCGGGCGGTGCGGTTCAAGATGATCGGGCGGTCTGTTTTGAATTGCTCTGTCCACTTAAATTTAATCGGCTCGGATAAATCGCAGGTCAATTTTGGGTAAATGTGAAAATACCATTGGCTAATATGTCCGGTGTAGTTGTGGAATTTCCTGAACAAATCAAAATCATAATCAATTCGTTCTGGGGTTTCAGTAATTTGCACGGACTTAATGAAACCCGTTGCAAATAACAAGGGGCGCAGCATATCGCACATTCCGTTTGTGAGTTGCACTCCGTTGTTCGGGTGCTGAATATTCGCCTGCAATGGGACATTAGGAACAAGTACAAGTTCAATGTCTTGCCCGATTGCCCGCATGGCTGGAAGTGAATAAATTAAATCCCCTGCGTTGCCGCTATGTTTTACTCTCTGCATATCTGTTTAATAAAATCTTGTAAGCAAGTGGGACAAGGGGGCAATTTGCGCCCGTTCCTGCGTTCGTATTCGTCGCGCACCCGGTTGTAAAGTTCTTGGGGCAAATTCAATGTGCCGGTGCGGTGAAGCTGATTAAGGTGCGGTTTAAGTTCTTCTTTTAAGTTCAAGGTATGAAACGATTAAAATATTGAGCCAACAAAGCCCGGTCAGTAGCAACCAAACAATCACAACCTTTTGCGGCCAAGTGGACACATTTTGTCCATGAAAATAAGCAAAGCACAAATAAGAGCAAATCACCGACGCGCAAAGCCACCAACCTAACTTCATAACTTTTTATCAATTTGAGCCGCTACGATTGCACAAAAAGCCGCTGCTGGGATAGCCCAGGGTTCACCAATAAAAAGGAAGTAGCACAGAGCTGTCCACCATGACAAACAAAAGGCACACTCAAACGGCTTCACTGATTTACGGAAGTAACTGTTCTTTCGGGTGATAAATGAAATCAGGGGCGGGAAAAAGTACCGCGATGCCAGCAGGCAAGTGCAGGCAATCAGGATTGATTTAATTAGTGTGTCTGTCATATTGTCTGCGTATTTCGTCTTTCATTGCGTTGATTATGGTTTGGATTTCTCGGAAGTTTATCCCGCTATCCCTGCTGATTTGTTTCATGCTCCGGTTCTTGCTATACATTTCCCAAAGAATTCGGACATACCAGTCAGCGCGGTTGTGATCCTTTGCCACACGCCCATAAAATTGCTCGTCATGTTTGAGTGCCAAAAGTTGCCGCTGATACTCGTCCTCGTTATACTCGTCTGAAAGGTCGTCAAGATGTTCGGGCAGGCTGTCCGATGGCTTTCTAAACTCCCGGTAAAATTTCTGTTTGCCGTTGCCGTGGAATAGCCTAACCAATATGCGGATGGACCACCATGAGAGATACCCGTCTGCATGGATGCGTTCAATTTCTTCGTCCGGCTTTGAACAAACAACGACAAAAAATTCTTGAAGCAAGTCGTCAGAAAGGTGACCACCGATATTTTTCGTTGCTTGTCGCAGCCAGTCCGCTTGCGAAAGTTGCAGGACAATTTCATCGCGCTTCACTTAACTTTAATTGGTGGCAAATATGCAGCCGAAATTTGTGCTGCTTTTTATCCCCGTATTCGATGTGGCACTCACGGCACAATGCCATAAGGTTGTCAATGGTATCTGCTTTTTTACTGCCCCCCATTCCCCGGGGTTCAATGTGGTGAATATCTACTGCCCGGCATCCGCACACCTCGCAGGGCACGAAGTCGCTTACATCGTAGCCAAAATGGCGCAAGTAGATTTTTGTGTGCTTTTGCACGACACAAAGGTATAAAAAAAAATATCTTTTTTGCAAAATAAATTTGCAGGTGTAGTTTTTTATACCTTAATTTGCACACATGGAAATCGAAATGCAAGGGGCAGAAGCCTACAATTTATTTTGTAAGGGCTTCCACGATGGCGACAACCCCCACCGCCAACACACACCACAATTTCAGGAATGGGAACAAGGCTGGACAAATGCCATGCGTCTTGACCAGTACAGACATGAACAACAATGGGCAGAAATGGAGGTTCAAAATGATTGAAGAAGTTGTAATTTATCACGATGACAACGGGCATGGCACACGGGCAGAAATTCAAATTCACAAGACATTTGTTGAAATCTGCATCAATGATGATAGCACCGCGTCCGTTGTAATTCAGTTTGACGCTGAAACGGCTTATATGTTTGCAAAAGATATTTTGCGAAAAGTTGAGCAAATCGAAAAAGATAACGAATAAAGTTGTATATTTGCACATCGGAACATCAGGACTGAACCCCCTGCCGAAATAAGGAACAATGAAAAATCTCAAACCGAAACCCCTCACACAAGTAAAAGACGGCGTAGTTCCTGCCGGGTTCATCTTTGAAAGTGTGGGGGGTTTTGTATTTAAATCACTACACAATGGCCAAGGATAAAAAGTCCTTCCTGCTCTACACAGACCAACAGAGCATTTTTAAGTTACTGCCTGATGAATTGGCAGGGAAACTGATTAAACACATTTTCGCTTATGTCAATGACGAAAACCCGGCAACACCTGATTTGTATTTACAACTGGCATTTGAGCCAATCAAACAGCAATTAAAAAGGGATTTGAAGTTGTACGAAGATGTATGTAAAAAGCGAAGCGAAAGCGGAAAATTAGGTGGCAGACCTAAAAAGCAAATAGAAGCAAAAAAAGCAAATGGTTTTTTTGAAAAGCAAACGAAAGCAAAAAAAGCTGATAATGATAATGATAATGATAATGATAATGATATTGATAATGTAAGGAATACAGATATACCAGCGCGCGAAGTTTTTGTTGAATATGGGTTAAGTTTGGTTGGGAATAACAAGGGATATGAATTTACCCTTAACGCCAAATTTGACAGCTGGGTTGAAAACAAGTGGCGCGACGGCAAAGGGCAGAAAATAAAAAATTGGAAAACGAAACTTGCCAATACAATTCCATACCTGAAACCAATGGAAACGGAACAGCGCGACCCGGGCAGGGCAATAGGACTGACAAACATAAAATATGAATAACGATATAGCACTCGACCACATTCTGGCATACCTACAAAAAAGACAGCCAGTTGAAAAAGTAAAAATCTATCAGAACCCGGCAAAGATTGCCGCAATCATGCAGCAAATTGCAACGAATTGGGGTAAGGAATGGCACTACGCAGAAAACGAATTGAAGGTCATTGACCACATTTTCAATGGTGACAAAGGGCTGTGCCTAATGGGTGGGCTTGGTAACGGCAAAACAACTATTTTCCGACTTGCTGCCGGGGCATTGAAAACCATTGGCATAGATTGCGAGGTAATCAATACCCGGATGTTCCACGCCTTGTATCAAAAGAATGGCGAAGAAGAAATTTTGAGCCGTTCCCGGGGATATCTGATGATTGACGATTTGGGAACTGAACACGATGTTGTCACTCGGTACGGCACAAAGGTTGACCCGATGTCCACTCTCCTTTATTTGCGCTACGAAAACCGCGCCCGGACATTCATTAACACGAACCTGAACCGGGAAATGATGAAAGCAAAATATGGCGAACGCCTTGCTGATAGGTTTAAAGAGATGTTTGAATACCGGACTTTTTATGGAGAAAGCAAAAGATGAAGCACGGCAGTTTGTTTTCCGGGATTGGTGGTTTTGATCTTGCAGCCGAATGGATGGGGTGGGAAAATGTATTTCATTGCGAGTGGAACGAATTTGGTAAAAAAGTGTTACACCATTATTGGCCGAACGCAGAATCATTTGATGACATTACAAAAACCGACTTTACAAAATATGCAAACAAAATTGACATTCTCACAGGAGGATTCCCATGCCAACCCTATTCCCAAGCAGGACAACGCAAAGGAAAAGAAGATGAACGCCATTTATGGCCCCAGATGCTTAGAGCAATACGAGAAATTTCCCCTCGTTTCGTCGTGGGCGAAAATGTTCGCGGCCTCACTAATTGGAACGGAGGATTGGTATTCGACGAGGTGTGTATTGAGTTGGAAGCTCTTGGGTATCAAGTCGCGCCCTGTATTATACCTGCGTGCGGTGTCGATGCGCCACACCGAAGAGAAAGAGTTTGGTTTGTTGCCTACGCCGACGGCAATGGACTCAACAAACGCAACCGCAACGATGAAATCAACACAAGTCAAAGAGGGTTCAATGCACAGTATGACGTTGAATCGGTTACTTTGTACACCAACAGCCCAATCTGGCAGGGGGAACACATCAGACAAACGTGGCAAAGGGAATTTGACGGATCAGATTGCGGAAATGGAATTAACAACTTCCAAAACTTCCCAACTCAATCCCCGATTTGTGGCGGAGATGATGGGCTTCCCACCGAATTGGACGGAATTACCTTTTCAAAGTGGCGAAATGAAAGCATAAAGGGGTATGGAAACGCAATCGTTCCGCAAATCGCACTACAACTTTTTCAAATAATCGATGAACTACAAAAATTGGACTGATGAAGAACTAATCCGGCAGGGTAAACGCCTTGCTGCTGCCATACCCAAGGCTAAAATTTACCTGCGAAAAGCACCGCAAAACACCATGATTGAAATTTACCAGCTGATGAAGGACATTGAAGCGGTCAATCTTGGCGAATACACACTAAAACTATTAAGAGATGAATACACAAACAGAAAATCTAAACACCAAAATCCACCAGCTTAAACGCGAAGTGAAGTATTGGCAGACAATGGCTGCTAGGTACCAGCAGCAAATCGAAAATCAGACCGAAATGTCGGATAAATTGCAACTCTGCATGAATGACATTGCCTACCTCAAACAAATGCTGTTTGAAAAGGTGGCGAAAACATCGGTTCAAGAACACATCGAAGCCGCAATAGGTGAAGTTTACCCGCATTTCCTGCCGTCGTTTATTTCCTGCCGGAGCCGAAAAGGGGAACTGGTAGAACTGCGTCATATATGGATGCAATTGATGTATAAATACTCTGGGCTTTCGCTGTCAAAAGTGGGAGACATTGCCGGGCGCGACCATACAACCGTCATTCATGCCATTCACAAAGTGGATGCCATGTGCCTTTACGAAAAGCGGTTTAGGTTGCAGTATGAAAAAGTCCTTAAAAATTTGATTGACAAATTGCATAGTAAAGAAAATTAAACTATATTTGCAACATGATAGTAATAGACATCTGCCTGACTGACATTCCAAAGGATGCAATCACCGAGGGCAAAAACGGCAAGAAGTACCTGAAACTGGTGCTGAACAAACGCAAAAGCGAGGGCAAGTTTGGGGAAACTCACACCTTGCAGTTAAGCCAAACAAAAGAGCAGCGCGAAGCGAAGGCCGCAGCCGTTTATGTTGGTGGTGGCAAGGAGTATTCCTTTGAGCAAAAACCGGATGCCGGCAAGCCAGCGTTCGAAAGTAATAACACAGATTTGCCGTTCTGATGACATTCGAAAAAAAGTGGCAATCGCCCACCAAAGAAGTGGAAACCAGTGCAATAAACCCGGCTCACTACAAAGACACGCCCATTCAATTTATTGATGCGGTCAAGGCTGCGATGACTACCGAGCAGTATCTTGGCTTTCTTCGTGGCAATGTAATTAAGTATTTATGGCGTTACGAAAACAAGGGCGGGAAGCAGGATCTAGAAAAGGCTGAATGGTATTTGAAACGATTGATTGAAGAATTATGACACCCGCACAATACGCACACCGATTGGTTGAAAAGATGACCGAAATCAGCGCGAAGATGTCTGATTATTCCCGGATTGACCTGCCAACCGCAAAACTCCACGCAAAGATAGCGGTCGAAGAAATTATGAAACACTGCCCGAAAGAAGATGCCGGGTATTTTGTGAATGTACTGGCTGAAATTGAAGCTATATGACCACCGAAGATAAACGCAATTACTTCATCAGCAATCGCAGAAAAGGCGATACCGAAAGGCTTGTCAAAACTCTTACCGGGCGAGTGAGCCGGAAAACGATTTTCGATGCGCTGAAAAACGGGCAGAAGTACAAGCCAGCCAAACATCAGGTGGTGATTGACACGGCTTACGAAATTGTCAATTTATGACTTCTCAAAATTTGTCAAATTGTAAATGGGTAGGTTCACATAACGGTTTGCAACTAAACGAAAGTTTTTTAACGACTTAATAACGACAAAATGAAATTAGACGAAACAACATTAATTGAAATTCAAGACTACATAAATGCTCTTGATGAAAAAGTAGGACTTAAACCTGAAACAATGGAAGATGTAAGAAAAGCTATTGACAAGCACCTAACCGAGTTAAAAAACTTTCGTTTAGTTGCTGTTAGTGGGCGAAGCGAACTGTTAGTTTGCGGTAATTGCTTCAACAATCATACAAACAAAGAATATGAAGGTTATTGTTCACAAAGTTGTTTTGATGGTATTAAGTAGCAAACTAATTGCCACTAACGTTTTGCGTATTGCTGACGTTGCCAATTTAGAAGCACAAATGTTTAATTTAAAATAAAAAGTTGATATGGAATATAAAGTTCAAATAACCGATGAAGCTGGCAATGTTCAGCAATACGTTGTTAGCCGTAGTTCTTCTTCCGAAGATAAAAGTTTGAATGACTTCATTTTAGAGGCATTACGAATTTCAGAAGATAAACGAAAGCTACCATTAAAAACACAATGTCCAAACGGATTAGAAGTTTATCCTTCAATTAAAATGAAGTTTGAAAACTATGGCAGTCCTATACTTGGTGATAAGTTAGAAGCAATGCACATTACGTGGCGTGATTAGAATTACGGCTAACAGTCGTGCAGGCGCAGTTGTTACCATTGTTTGCTTTTAAAATTGCGCTTGCACTTTGTTATGATTACCCTTGTCTATTGGCGTAAAAACTGCATCAACTATTACCCGGTTCCAGCGGTGGAAGCCGACCGCATCATCCGCAAATACCAGCGTGAGGGGTGGGAGTGCGAACCTTACAGCGATGACCTGATAAAAAAAATTATTCAAAAAGTTTGTTAGTTTAGTTTTTTACACTATCTTTGCCACATCGAAACACTATGAATAAAACACTAACCGCACCAATTCAACCGAATGAGATTGAATGGCGCATTCAGAGCAAAGGCAATGGCAAGATGACCATTGTTCCGTACATCACCAATCGTTGCGTTATGGAACGATTTGACAAGGCATTTGGCGTAGAGAATTGGACAAGCGAGTTCCGGGAAATTACGAACGGGTTTATTTGCCGCCTAACCGTTATCACAAAAGACCGCACCATTTACCGCGAAGACGGGGCGAGCAAGACAAACATCGAACCTGAAAAGGGCGGCATATCCGATGCAATGAAACGGGCAGCGGTTCAATTTGGTTTAGGACGCGACCTCTACAACTATCCGCGTGTGTTTGTGGCTTCTGCCGACAACTACATTCCTAACTGGGCTTATCCTAAACTTGAAAAACTTACCACTTGGATAAACGAGGGCAAGTGTGACCGCGACATCATAATCGTTGAAAAATAACTAACACTATGGAAATCATACAGCAACTCACATTCGCAGTCGAAGAAGGCAATTTGTCAGCACTCGACGCGTACATTCAGCTTCACCAAATCGAAAAACTTGCAGGTGAAGCCCGTAAACAAATTCAGGCGCAGGCCGTAACCGAAGCACAGCGCGAAGGCAAACAATTTACCCGCATGGGTTTTGAGGTACAATGCCGGGCAGGTGCTGGGCGTTGGGATTACAAACACATTAAGGAGTGGGAAGCGAAAAAATTTGAACTTTCACAACTTGAAGAAAAGGCAAAATGGGCGTTTAAGTCAGCAGAAAAAGGTATCACCCCCATTGATGAAGACGGGGTGATTGTTGAAGCCGCTATCTATACGCCCGGTGCTGACACTATTGCATTGAAGGAGGTACAAGCATGAGACAAACAGCAGTAGAATGGTTGGTTGAAAAATTGGCTGATTTAACTTTTAATTACATCGCAGGATTTTCGACAAAACAAGAATATGACGCACTATCTAATCAGGTGATTGAACAAGCCAAAGAAATGCAAAAGCAACAACTAAAAGACGCATACCAGCACGGACGCGACGACGAAAACTGCGCTTTATCCGATGGTGCGATGTGTCCTGATTATGAGAATGCAGATGAATGGTATCAGGGTGAATACGGGGGTGAAAAATGAAACAAACATCAGTAGAGTGGTTGATGAGCCAATTAGAGGGAGATGACTCTAAAATTGCAAGAGTAATTGGATTGAAAAAGTACAATTTTCTTATCCAACAAGCCAAAGAAATGGACAAGCAGCAGAAAAAAAAGGATTTTGAAAAAGGATATGAATGCGGCGTTGGCGATTATATTGACTGCGAAAATGGTTTTGATTGTAAATCCATAGGATTTGAACAATACTACAACGAAGAATACGGGGGTGAACAATGAAACTAATCGCAGTAATCACAGCCGGGATATTTACCTACCTTGTAGCGTGGGTATTGGTAACAAAACGCAGGATTGAACACCCGGAAGCCGAGCCGTTTAAGTTTGAACGCGACCAACCCATTGATAATGCCAACGAAACATTTGAAGCATGGGCGAAGTTGCGACGGCAAACTGACATTGAGAAAAGAGAGGGGGCGATATGAATAACGATAGGCAGCTTGGCGTAGTGCGTAATTAAAAATTAAATTTATATGGAAGAAGAAATAATCAATAAAGCAAAAAAGATGCTTACAAATGCTGATACTGGTACAAATGATTGTAAACACTATAATAATGGGTTTATGGATGGGGTTGAGTATGCAATTAAAGCATTGCGCCAACCGCCTGTTAGAAGTAGTAAAAAAACTATTGGTCAAATTTCTGATGAAATAGAGGAATTGGAAGACATCAAAAATAGATACGAAGAAAAAGGTGATAAGATATCACTTGAAAGAGCAGCAAAAACACAAGATAAAATAGAAGCTCTTAAAAAGGAGTTTAAAGATAAATTATAGTTTTTTATTACTTATAACGGTTTCGGGCTTGGCGAAGTGGCTGAACCCGAAGCTAAATAGAATTATAAAACTTTAAAATTAAAAACAAATGTCAAATAGAATTACAAAACAGCCATTTTGCCAAACCCGTGTTAGTGGCAGTTATTATTTGGTTCGATATTGCGGTGGCTCTTATGACGACTATTATAGTGCTGTTGTTTTTGTTACCAATAAAAAATCAACTGCGACAAAATACTGCTCCAAATTTAATAAAGCATTAAAAAAATGGAAGGCTTATTATGAGCAGTTTGAAACGGATAAATATGGAATGAAATGGATAGCAGATGAATATGTTGAAAAGTATTTTGATAGATGGAATAGCCTTCAAAATATAACCAAATGTTATTACGAAGAAGTGTCGTTCCGATAATTACCACTAACAGTCCTGCAGGCGCCTGTTTTAATGGCGCTTGCAGTTTGTTAGCGTTTTATTGCTTATATTCGCGAAAAACGAATTATGTCAATAGTTAAAAGAAAATCGGCCTCTGGTAGTGTTTACTATTTCAACACAGCAACCAAAAAATTTGCCTCTGAGGCAGCATACAAAAAGCAAAAGGCAGCTCCGCTATCTAAGTTTAAAACAAGGGCAGGCGGCAAGCCCTCAGCGGCAAAATGTTCAACTTATGGCCGTTCTTTATCTAAAAGGCCGTCAAGCGCCGCCGGCAGAAACCTTAAACGCTGCGATTAATCACCATGCAGCGCTTCACAGCTCAACAAATTGTAAACGCTTACAGGCGGCAAGGCTTTGAGCTTGATGAAAGGCCGTTTTCAATGAATCTCTTTGGCGTTAGATCCCCAAACAAGCAAAGCGGCAAATTTGATGATACACTCGGCTACATTTTTAAAAATGGCTCCGGCCAATGGGAAATTTGGCAGGCTCCCGGAACCACCGACACAGGCACTTATTGGCTGAAAAACATTTGGCCGGGGCAAAAAGCAGCCGCATTATTAGCAGAGGGGCAATACAAAGGAGCTTATCAATTAGGCACTCACTACACTTATAGGGCTTTAGTACAAACAGGCGGACCGGTTACAATTTACAGAGATTACAACCGAGACGCAATAACTGATTTTGATCCGGCAACAAAGCAAACCGGTTATTTTGGCATAAACATTCACAGGGCGCAAAGATTAGGTAAAACAGAACTCATTGCCGATCACTCAGCAGGCTGCCAGGTTTTTCAATCTGTTGATGATTTTAACTCAATGCTGAAATTTGCTGAAAGCGCATCACAGAAATATGGAAACAAGTTTACTTATACTCTTTTTGATCAGAGACAGGCAGCAAGAACAGCGATAGGAAACGCAATCAGAGTCGGCGGCGTTTTTGCTTTAGGGGCCTTGGCTTTTATCCGTTTGAAGAGACGATCTTCTTAGACCAGCTCCAACCTGCAGAGCCTCCCCATAACTGCCAGGCAATCCAACCATTTGAATTTTTGATATGCAAATTATCAAATTGATGCCTGGGGAAATACTGAGAAATTTTTTTAACAATGGCAAAGGGAACTGAGCCGCCGCGAGAGATTAAGCGAGCCATACCTATACCCACAGCCGTTCCGCCTCTGCGGTACTTTTTGCGTAGCAATAGCCCTTTAATGGCATTTTGCCTTACTGCGGCGGGTATGCGGTAAAATTTCACGATTGCAATATAGGGGAACTTGATGAATTATCCTCAACAGGCAATACCTCAACATCATGCTGCGGGGCGCAATTTTTTGTAACCCTTATTTTGTTATTCGGCAAAGACTCCATAACAAAAAGCGCACAGGCGGAGCTGCATTGCGGTTTGTGGTTAATAATTTGGCCGGCAAGTTGCCCCTGAATTAAATGAGAGTTTTGAAAAGGGCAAATAAATGGATTGCCTTTAAGATCAGAGAGTACAAATTCCTCGTTTTGAATTTTTATCAGTTTTCTGTTGTTCATGGTACTTGGTTAAGTAAGTCATTGATATTGTGGCCCTCTTTTATTATATGCTCGTTCAATATCAAACGCAAATAGGCAGTTTTGCTCAGGCCTTTTCTCATTGCCTCTTTTCTCAAAATGTTATCCACTCTGCGATCTAAGTATAACAAAAAAGAAGTTTTATTTTTACCGAGCATACTGATATAAAAAGTGATATAAAGTATCGCAAAAGTACCCAAAATAGGCGAAAAAACAAATTTTTGCTTTTTATCCTTGTATTTTTGCGTTTATGAAGTTATCAACTCAGGCAAAGGCTGTTTTGGGAATCGTTGCACTTGCAGGCGCTTACCGGCTTTATCAGTTATGGAAGGCAAGCGGAAAGCTCAGTTACACGCCTGTTGCTTTGAGATTAAAGCGAGATAAACTCAGTTATTCAGCTCACATTGACCTGGATATTATGAATCCTACCGATACTACAATTAAAATCAGGGGTATAAAAGGCAATCTGAATTGGAATCAGTACGCAATCAGTTCTTTTAGATCAGGTCCGGCGGAAATTAAGCCAGGCGTTACAAAAATGACCATTGTCTTTGCCTTGAACAATTTACAAATAGTTTCGGCGCTTGTAAAATCAATCACAGATAAAAAGTGGCCTATATTTAAGGTGGACATGACAACCTTAATGCCTCTTTTCAGTTATCCTGAAAGTTTTGAGATCAACACCCAAACTTATATTAAGGACATTCAGGGCGCCTTATTCAAATGAGAATCCCAAAGGCAGTCATACCAAAGTTCTCAGGGGTAAAAACGGATTTACTCACAGACGCAGACAATAGCGACTTGAGAAAAGCAATCAGAGACGCTGTTCCGGCTGCTGTTGAACAGACAAAGGATCTTGCACAGTATTTTAAGGCTACAAACGAGAGAGAAACCTGTAAACGAATTTTTGACTACCTTAAAAAGAATGTAAAGTATAAGGCAGACGATTGGCAGCAAGTAGTACAAATGCCATCGGCAATTATGCGAAAGGGCGCCATTGCGGACTGCAAGAGCATGAGCCTTTTTACTGCGGCTATTTTGCAGAATTTAGGAATCCCCTGGCACTTTGTTTTGGCGTCTTATACAGATAGCGCCATTCCGGGCCATATTTATTGCGTAACGGATTCGGGTTGCATTATTGATGTTGTTTGGGGTAAATTTGATTCAGAAAAAAAAGCAAATCACAGATATAAAATGAAAGTAAGTTATTTGGCCGGGATAACCGGTCCCATGATAGCCGGAACCGGCAAAAGTGGAGGTTACTGCGGAATAGGAGCCACTGAGGGCGCTGTTGAATGGGCCAAACGGAATCGCGTTTGGGATAATTACAACGCATTTCAAAAGGTAAAAATTGCGGCTGCAAAAGTATTTCCTATAGGAATTGCAGCAAGAGGCATCATATTGACTGCTATTGCCGGCAACGCCGGAGGTTTTGCAACAGCGCTTAAAACTTTAAGCAATGGAGCTGCGGCCGGAAATCAAGATCAATGGAATAAATTTAGGTCAATAGAATTGAATTGGCTTGAAAATGGTGGAAACCCAAATGAGCTTTATGACGCAATGAATAAAGGGCAGTCAAAAAGTCCTAAAGGCAAAAAATTTGCCGAATTGATGGCGAAGAAAGCAAAAGGAGAAAATTTAAGGCCCGATCAATGGATAGCGGCGCTTGTTTCAGCTTTGTTTGGCAAAAGATACAACGCATCAACAGGCGGGATTTCAGGTGAACCTGCAACAACAACAGCAACAGCCGCAGCAAGTTCAAGCATTTGGATCCCAATTTTGCAAAACATGGCGGTAGCTATTGGCGCTGCAATAACAACCGCAATCATTGCAAAAGTAGCTCCCTCCGCAGATGAAACAACCGGCGGCGGCGGTGAAACTCCAGGCGGCGGCGGAACTCCAGGCGGAACTCAGGGCGGAACTCCAGGCGGAGCTGAAACACCAAAAAGCAAAACCACTCTGTATATTGTCGGAGGCGTTGCTGCCTTGGCTGCATTGTGGTATTTCACTAAAAAGAAAAAATAAGTAATATCTTTGTAATATGAACACACTACTCGGAGCAATCACAGACACCGCACCTGTAGGACCGATGACCTCGGCAACTACCGGCGGCGGCGTTGTAACGGATATAGTTTTTGAGGGCGGCGGAGAAACAATGCCTGTAAATTTAGGTCCTGTTTTAACAAATCCTCCACCATTTGGCGGCGGATCGTTAGAAGCTCCCAGGGAGGATATTTTTGTAAAACCTGAAGCGCTGAGAGCTGAGGGATCAAAAGAATTAACCGAACAACCCAAAAAAATGAATATGCTATTAATAGGCGGAGGCTTACTTTTAGCTTATTTTCTCTTATTCCGTAAAAAATAATTAACAACTTACCAACAATATGAAAAATATCTTTTCAACAGAAACTCTCAAGACCGTAGGCGCTGGCGTTGCCGGCGGCGCTACTACTCTTGTAGCTAAAAAGTTTGTCCTGAGCAAAGTTCCCTTTATTAAGGACAACGAAATGTATCAAGATGCAGCGACAGTTATCGCAGGCATTGCAATCGGAGCCTTTGCAAAAGGTTCTATGCTGAAATCCTTTGGCCTCGGCATGAGCCTTGTGGGCGGCTACAACCTGGTTAAGCCTTTGGTTGCTAAAGCCGGCCTGGGCGCTACTGATGTTCTTTTGGGCGAAATTCCCATGGAAACAAGCAACAGCGTTCTTATGGGCGCCGTAGATTCTTACAGCTCAAGCAGCTTTGACACAAGCGCTGCCGAAGCCGGTGAAATGGACTTTTAATCAATCAAAACACCATTAATAATTCATAAATAAAATGAGTACCTTTTCAATCGTAAACGAGAAAAAATTTATCCAGGAAAGATTAGGCCTGGACTACTCCTCTCTCTCTCAGTCTTATCTGCGTGCAGAAACGCAGCTCACTAACCTTTCAAGCTATGCCTTTCAGCTCCAGGCTAACCGCGTAGCGTCTCCAATTGTAACAGAAAATCTACTAAATTTGAACGACCAATTCGTGGTAACACATTTTACAGTAGGTTTGAAGTACATTGCAAGCGACACCCCTACCGCATTACAGCATTTAAACGCACAGGTTTACACCTATGCAGACACCAATGTTTTTGCAGGTAACGCCGCTAATGCTGCCGGTATTTTCAACGCTGATCTGAATTTCACTATTGACCGCAGAGAGTTTTTGCCTGCGTTCCCTACTCGCGCATTCTTGCGTGTTCCCGGAACTCAGACCGCAGCAAATGCCTGGTTCAGTGCTTCAGCTCAGAAATTGACTAACGAGTATTCAAATGGCTTGTATGGTTTTTATCCTTCAGATCCTGTATGTGTAGATGGGCGCCAAACATTGGATATAAATGTAAGCCTGGGTAACGCCTCTGCTATTGATGGAGATGGATTCAGCGTTTTCGCTGTGTTCGAAGTACGCGGATACCTGGTAACAAACGCTAAATCCTAATCGGTGTAGAATAGGGATTTTTGTTTTTCATGGCCCCGGCGTAAAAACCGGGGCTTTTTTATTATATTTGCGTATTAACTACTTTAAACATGAACAATTTGATTATTAAGCGCAGCCAGCTTGTACGCGCAAAAATTACAGGCACTCCCACAACCGGAAACAAGTATTACTATACCGAGGTCCCAAACCTGAGCCGAAACAATATCATTCTCTATGGCTTTGAGGTATTTTCAGCGACTCAGCTTGCAAAGACGCCTCAAAATGAGACAGTTATTGCGGCCTCTGCTATTGATCAGGTTGTATGTACTTGGAGAGACAATAAAAAGCAAGAGTTTGTGTATCAGATGCCCGCCTATACTGCAGTGCGTAGCTTGAATGGTGGTTTTATTATCCTTATGAAGCCTCGTATTATCAATTTGACTGACAGCTACATTCAATTAACCGACACAACCGGCGTAAATTCAAACGAGGTTGTTGCGGTAAATATGTATTACGATTTAATTTCTTAATAAAATGGAGGTTCAGGGCGTAGTTTCCCCATTAATAGCGTTTTTTGATGCTAAAGGGTTAATCAAGCCCTTTGCCGGTATTGAGGGCGCTAAGGCTAAGGCAGTTACTCTGCAATGGCCTGCAGGCACTCAAAACAATGAGGCGCTATATTTTTACTCTGATACAAGTTTAGATGGCGAAAACGCAATCATTACAGAGATTGAGGTTGTTGATCAGGTAACGCAAAACCTTGCCAATACTTATCCGGCCAAAGACAATTTGAATAATACGCAACTTGCAGGCGGCTGGCTTGTCTTATCAAATAACAATAGAGATGAGATTGCAATGGTTCCGCTTAACAGCCTGATTCGCAGATTGAACGGAGGTAAACCTACCTTTTTTAATGTTCAAGATCAGGTTTGGCAAAATTGCTATGTTATGTTCTCCGATGCCACTATTTTAACAACCTCAAACGCATTAACTTTGCGTGTCTGCTACATTGACAAAAATTCAATAGAGTAATGGTAAAAAAAGAGTATTGCATTAAACAGCTCCACAACGAGGCATTAAACTGCTTTGTCATTTATGACAAGGATATGAATATGGTTGCAAGGCAAAACCGCAATGTAACCCTTAAAGATGCTGAGGAGGCTTTGAACGAGTTTTTTGAAAATGCTGATTCAGGCGTTTATACTGTGAAATTGTACGCCTTTAAAGATCAGAGCAAAAACGGCCAACCTGTTTTAGGCAAATACTTGCATTGCGATATTCACCATATACCCTCACTCAAAGAAAAAGAACCCCTGCCTCCGGTTCCAGGTTATAGCGGAGCCGGTGGCCTTGGGGCGCTTGAGCAAACAAATGGCTGGATTGACCGCTTTTTGGGCGGTAAAGACGAAATAACCGGTTTGCGCTTAGAACTTGAAAAGGACCGCATTCGCAATGAATATGAGGCCCGAATTAGAGAAATGGAGGCGGAGCATAACCGCAAAATGGCCGAAAAAGAAAACAGGTGGGAGGAGAGAATCATGGGTATTGCCTCAACGATTGCTCCGGACCTATTAAAAGGCTTTGCAGGCGGCAAACCTTTGGCCGGATTTGCTGAAACTGAAACTGAAACTGAAATAGAAAACAATATGAACACTACGCCGGAAATTCAGAAAAAACGCATTATTGACGCTGTTAATAAGCTCATGGCGCTTGACTCAAACCTTGCCGAAAACTTAGAGAGATTGGCAAAAATGGCAGAGACAAACCCACAAGTTTACAGGCAGGCTGTTAATATCCTAAAAACAATGAGCTAAAATGAGTAATGTATTAAGCACAGCCTTGGCCTATAAAACACTAAAAAGCGACAAAGTGCAATCAACTGCGGCCAACCCCTCTACTTTTAAGGAGAGTATTTTTGCTAAGCCTTTGACATGGGCCATCATTATTGGCGTTGGAGGTTATGCGTTAATTCGCAGCCTTAAAAAATCTCCTGAGCAACAAAGAGAGGACCGGATTAAACAAGATGAGGCGGAGGCTGCTAAAACGCAAAAACTCTCTTACCCTTTGAGTAGTTATCAGGGCTATGCAGATAAAATTTTTACAGGCTGGTCCACAAATTACAATCCGTTTGACCGATTGAACGAGGAGCCTATTTATGAGGTATTTAAAGCAATGAAAAATGACCTTGATGTGCTTGAACTTATTAAGGCCTTTGGCAAGCGCCGGGAGCCTACTGCAATAATCGGACTGCTTAACAATGTAGCGCTGCCTGAATGGCTTGCTGTTGGCATGGATACAGATGAGATTGATCAGATAAACAAAATTTTGGCCTCTAAAGGAATAAAATACAGATTCTAATGAAACAGAAAAATATAATTATCGGAGCTGCTATTGTAGGCGTTGCCGGATATTTCGGCTACAGAGCAATAAAAAAAGCAAGAGACAAAAAAAGGCTTGAGGCTGAGGCTGCAGCAAAGGCAAAGGCAGAAGCTGAGAAAAAAGCAAGCGGAACTACCGGCGGAGGAACTACCGGCGGAGGCACTACTTACCAGGGGCCAACACCTTATCAACAAAAAGTAATGAGCCTGCAAACGCGCTTAGGAATTGGCGTTGATGGTGATCCCGGATATACTGCAAATTCGCAAACAAACAAAACTGTTGCCTCATGGTTCCCTTTGACTTATGCAAGGCTTGGCAATGTAAGCCCCTCGAACATTGATGCTTATTTGTCGCTTGGCACTCGCAGAGAAACAGCTCAAACAGGTACCAGGGCCGCACAAATTTTGGCTTCATTAAATCAGGGTAAAACTGCCACAATTAGAACAGGCGGAGAGGCCGGAGCTTTGTTTTACGATGCAAGCGCAGGGCGATATAAATCAACAGGAAACACCTTAACAATTTTGCCGGGCACTACTTTTGCTAATTACCACATTGTTTCAAGCGGAAACCCTAATTTTTGGATAGTTAAACTGCCCTACAAATTTGGAGGCACTGATAGGAGAATTGTGGCAATTAACCCTCAAACCTGGGACATTTTCACCTCTTAAAACTATGCAGCTCGGAGCCTTACAACCACTAAAAGAAACAGATTTAGATGTTACAAGCATTGACAAAAACAGTGCTGAAACAAATAAACACCTGGAGGGAACTCACTCAGAACTCACTCAAATAAAGTGGCTTTTGGTTGCTTTGGCTTTAATCATTCTACTGAAAAATAAATAAAATGGCAAAAACAAGAACGATAACAACCTTTGTAGGAGAAAGCTCGCTGATATTGGCGGAGGGCTGCAATGCAATCAGTTTTTTTAGGCCCACTACAAATCCCCTAAATTCTGCGGCTTCAAATAATGTGAAAGTCGATGGCGTACCGATTGAGGCCGGAACTACCTACTCAATAAAACAGAATGTAGGAGATCAGGATTTTTCTCAGTACGATGTTGTATTTTTAGGCGGAGCTGGCGAGGATATGCTATATGTTATCCGTATAATGCAAGAGTAATGGCAGATATAAATAAAGCTCAGAAATTCATTGCATATATTAAGCAATGGGAGGGCGGCCTAAGTAAGGATCGCGGAGATTATGCCGCGCGGTTTCCGGTTCCTGATGGCTCCGGTTATCACACAAATAAAGGCGTAACCTGGCAGACTTTTGCAGGCTCAGCAGCTAAGGCCGGATATACTGCAACGCCGGAGCTTTTTTACAAAATGCCTGATGATGTATGGACTAAAATTTTTAAAGTTACTTTTTGGGATTCGGTGGGAGCCGACAATATCAACTCTCAAGCCATTGCAGAACTTTTGGTGGATTGGGTTTGGGGATCAGGTCCGGGCGTAGCAAACAAATTTGTTCAAAGGTATCTTAACACAAAGGGCCATGCTCTTGTTGTTGATGGTGATTTTGGAGGTTTAAGCCGCAAAGCCTTAAATGATGAAATAAAAAAACGAGGCGAAAAAGCTGTTTTTGAGGATATTTACAAGCTCCGTTATGACTTTTTGGATAACTTAGGCAAAAATACTTACCCTCAATTTAGGACAGGCTGGCTGAATCGAATGAAAGATTTTTACAATATGACAGTAAATATAATTCAGGAGAATCCCGGCAAATCAACAATTTTAGGGCTTTTGCTCGTTTCGGGAGCTGTTTATGTGGCCTGGAAATATGGCAGCCTTGATGTTTTTGGAAATGGTGCAAAACACTTAAAAAAAGTAACCCCGATAGCTTAAATTTGTAAACATGGCAGCGATTGACATAACAGGAGCCGGAGGCGGCATAACAAGCATAACTGGAACAAGTCCGGTAGTTATTACAAATGTTGGCGTTAGTGGGCGCAATGTTGCTTTAGATCAAACACAATTCAAAACAATAAATGGTAATTCAATTTTTGGAGCCGGAAACATTGTGATCGGCCTAACAAATTGGATTGAGGCTTATACTTCAAACCCTGTAGGCAATACTTCAAGTTTTACTGCTTTAGGTGCAGGAACTAACATAAATGCCGCGATTATTCCAAAAGGTACAGGAGCTATTGTGGCAGATATTGCAGATGGCGCTGCAACAGGGGGCAATGCCAGAGGAAGTTACGCTGTTGATTTGCAGATGAATCGCAGCGCTGCCAATCAGGTTGCAAGTGGAACAAGAACAGTTATCGCAGGAGGTATAAACAATAGAAACAATGGAACAGATAGCGTAATTTGTGGAGGATCGGACAACATAAATACAGCTTACACAAGTTTTATAGGCGCAGGTTTGCAAAATCAAGCTCAAAAAGATTTTTCTGTTGTTGGTGGAGGGATTTTAAATAATTGCAATTCACTTTATGGTTCTATACCTGGAGGATATGCAAATACAACAACAAACGGAGATTTTATTTTTTGTGTAGGCGGTTTTAATACCGTAAGCGGCAATGGTTCGACAAGTGCAGGAGGCGCGGGAATTTCAATTACAAGTAATTATGGTTCAAATTTAGGCGGAGATACAAATACTATTACAGGTGCTTATGCCACAAATGGCGGAGGTAGATTAAATACGGTTGCAGGTGATTATGCAAGCAATTTGGGAGGGTATTATGCTAACGCTTATTTATATGGGCAAAGAACTATAGCAAATGGCAGATTCACTATAACAGGAGATGCGCAGGGCAGCGAAGCTATTTTAAGGTTAAATAGTGGCTTTACAGATGCTCAAACAAAAGAAATTTACTTAGATGGATCCTCTTTGAGAATTACAGGCCCGACTAATAGCGCTATGACTGTAAACATTGATATTGTGGCCATTGTTACCGCAATTTCAGGAACTGCAACCGGCGTAACTGTTGGAGATATGTTTTCTCAAAATTCTCTTTGTGCTTACAAAAATTTGGCAGGAACTGGCTCAATCGTTGGTACGCCTTATTCCATTCATAAATTGCATGATGCCTCAATGACTGCCTGTGATACTACATTTACTGTAACCGGCGCAGCTTTGCAAGTGAACTTTTTAGGGCCTAACTTTGCCGGAGGCGGAACTGTTACTCTAAGAGTAGTTGCAAAAGCTCGCATCGTAGAAACAAGATATTAAAAATATGGCAATACAAATAAATACTCCTGTAACTACTGCAGATGGCTTTGAGGTCCAGCCTTTTTGCTATTTGCTTATACAATGTTACAATCCCGGATTTTCAAACTGCATTCTCTCTTATTACAAAGATGAGGCCGCTTTTATTGCCGGGGCGCAATCTTTAAATATACCTTCACTCCCTTCCGCCTTTAACGCAGAGATAACAGCCGCAGAATTTTGGGGGCCACAGCTTGCCCTTGATTATCACAATAAGGCCATTACTGCTATTGAGGCAATAACAGGCCCAGGATCATGCCAGGTAGTGCAATAAAATTGAATGAGGAGCAATACATAGGCGGCACCTGGTTAATGGTTCTTACTTCTTGGATTGTGGAATCACAGGCAGTTTTGAACATAATTGCAACAAGTGGAGCTATCGTTCTTACAGGCATGGGCTGCGCTAACTATATTATTCAATGGCGCAAGAAAAAAAACTGAAATTTGGCGTTTTTCAGTATTGGAAACCAACGCCCATTTTTTTTAGAAAAGTGGGAGATACCTGTTTAGGCGTTTCAACTTTTTTGGCTACCTTAGATAACTTTGAACACCCGAAAAAAACCATTGTGATCCTGGTTTGTGGCATTGCCGGCAAAGTTTTTACCAATTTATTCACATTAGAAAATGAAAAATGAAAATATCAGAAATCCTATTTTACTGCTTATTGTACTTCTTTTTATTTCTGCTGGTTGCGGAAATCTTAGCCGCATTGTGGAAATTCACAAAACAGACACGATTAAAATTGCAAGTGGCTTGGTACGCGATACGACTTTTATTTTTCAAAAAAGTTCGGACACCATTCGCACAGAGTACAGCACCATTTACAGAACCGGAGACACCCTCAGGCTCCATTACATTGAACGACCTTGCACCACTTACATCAGCAAAACCGAAATCCGACCAACATCGCACACAAAGGAAACGAGACGCGAAAGGCCGTTTTATCAAAAATTGAATATCCTGGATAAAATGATTTTGATTCTTGTTTTGGGAGGTATATTTGTAATAATCTTGAGCCGTTTTTTCAATGCTGGATCTAAATGACATTAACGATATAGACACCGAAGCGCAGCAAGCCGCAGAGGCAGCCGCTTATTGTGAGGCATTGCAGGCTCAAATTTCAATACTTAAATCAAAATTGGAATATCCGCCGCCTATTCGTTTGGCTGTTTTAGGTTCTCTTGTTGGTACTTATTTCGGAGGTTTGACAGGGGCGCTTGCAGGAGCCGCCGGAGGTTTTTTTGTTGGCAGAAATGCTGATCTTACTGAAATTGACAGGCAAGTATTAACCGCACAAATTCAAGAGCTGCAAAATGAGCTGAAATCTGTTGCAGAATCGGGCGTTTTATCTGAGGGAGAAATTGCAGGCATTATGAATAGTAAGGAGCTTGAAAATTATACATACGATTGCTATGATTTTTCAGGCTCAAAATGGGGCGAACTTATGGGCAACCCTGGCAAGAAATTTCATCTTATGGTTTTTGGGCGGCCAAAGCAAGGTAAATCAATTTTTTGTGTTCAATTTGCAAACTACCTAAGCCGCGAACATGGCAAGGTCCTTTATATTGCATCTGAGGAGGGATTTTCAGCAACCCTGCAAAAGAAAATTAAGGAATTTGGCATGAGTAACCAAAACCTTGATTTTGCTAATTTTAGAGAATACGAGCAAATAAGGCAGGCACTCAGGGGCCGGGGGTATAAATTTGTGTTTATTGATTCGGTAAACTTCATAAAAATTACTCCTGAGCAAGTGGAGGAATTGAAAGCTGAAAACCCCGGAACGGCCTTTATTACTGTTCAACAAGCTACAAAAGGCGGTCAATTTAGAGGCTCACAGGAATTTGCTCACAACTGCGATATGATTGTGGAGGTAATTGCAGGGCAGGCCAACCATCAGGGCCGCTATGCCGGACATACTGAAATGCAGATTTTTGATGGGCCGGAGCAAAAACCGGAAACTCAGGAAACTCCGCAGCGCCTTGATGTTTCTGAGGTGAGCAATGATTATGGACAAATGGAATTATTTTAAATGAGCAGAAAAATAAATGTAACGCTAACCATTGCAGCAACGCCTAAGCAGATTGCTAAAAAATATGGCGTTTCTCTTTCTCAGGTTTTACGGAAACTGAACAAAGGGATAAAAACCGAAATGGAACACACCAAAAATAGGCAGGTCGCTATGAAAATTGCGATTGATCACTTGTTGGAAGATTTTGATTATTATTCAAAAGTTTTTTTGTAAATTGCGTAACCCCTCCTTGTTCATAGTACTTTCAATCACAGGC